CTGTATTACATATAAATGGATAATCTGTATGATAATTACCTGTGCCTTCAATAAACAATTCATTTATAAACATATTAAATCGTGCCTCAATTATAGATTTAGCTTTTAATTTTAAAAGAATTGGATACAGATAGTTGTAGTGCATTTCTGAATCATTAATAAAAAAATTACAAAAAATACTGTTTGTAAAATATCCTTTATCTGTAGGAGTATTTGAACCAGTAGAGCCTTCCATTTTTCTCCAAGGAAAATTTAAATGTGTAACAATTTCTTTTAATTTTTCGTAAAAATTTTTATCTAAGAAATTTTCTATAACTTTATATTTCATCTTTTACAATCCTCCTTATAATCTTTATATGGTCCATTTTGATCTACATAATGAAAAAATACTTGAGGGTTTTCGACTCCTGTAAAAGGTTTTCTTCCATGTAAAACTTCACAACCTAAATACATTATAGCATCTCCAATTTCCATATTTAACCAATTGTTATTAAAGTGCATAGGCCATTTTGTGCCACAATTATCTATACAAGCACTTATGCTTATTTCACAAGAGGGTCTGTCCACATGATTTTTTAAAGTAGATCCATGTATATAATATCTCCAATAAGCATATGTTTCATTTAATTTTAAACCAGATATTTTTTCTGCTTTATCTTTTTTAGTAATTAAAAAAGCATCCATTAAAGGGTCTTTGTAATACGAAGGCGTAAGAGGAGATTGTGGATCAAAGGATATAGTTTTGTAAACTAATTTTTTACAATATTTTTGTAAAATAGATAGTTCACTTTTAGAGAAAAACTTTGGTATATAAATATATTTTTTATCTTTTATGCTAGCCATGCTACTATACTATAACGAGTTCCTTTTTTTATTGGATTTATTTTATGTGGATACATAAAATTACTAGGAAAAAATACAACACTACCTTTTTTTAAAGCACACTGTAAAATTTCTTTATTAGAATAATTATCAAAAAAAGACAACTCCCCTCCTTTGTAATTATCGTTTAAATTTATAATACAACTTAATTCTCTATGAGCATGAGTAAATGAATCTACATGCACTTCATATTTACCACCAACACTATATTTTAAAAGATCACATTGCACCACTTTTTGTAAAACTAATTTAGGAAACTTAGCTATATAAGTGTGTAGTATTTTAAAAATTTCACCATTAATTAATTGTAAAAAAACAAAATCAGACATGTTTTTTTTATATGAATCATTATAATTAATTAAAAATCTTCCTTGAACATTTCTAATATCTAGATCAGGTTTGTCAGATGTCCCTACACCTAACTTACTAAGTTTTGCACTATCTATATAATTTACAAGTTTATCTGCTAATTCTAAATTAAACAAACCATCTATTTGAATTATTGCATCTCTAATGTCCACTTTTTAAACAACTTCTCCATTTATTTCATTTATCTTTCTATTTTTTTCCCAATCGTTTTTTTCTCTAATATTAAAAACAAGGTTATATCTTGCAGGTCCATCTTCTGTAATTTCATTAACATAATGATATATAAGAGGAGGAAAAAAATAATAATCTCCTGGTTCAGGATGTATTTCTAATTCTAATTCAGGAACAATTAAAGGTGCGCCTTTTGTAAGATATAATATACCACTGTATTCAGAATGTTCATGCACTTTAACTGAGTGTCCTTTCTTTAATTCATTACCCCAAGAATTAGCTATGACTCTTCTTTCGTGAAAAAATTGTAACCAAGGATTAGTTAGTTGATGTTTATTTATGAACCAAGTTAAAAATTTTAAGAATAAAGGGTGATCATTAAATAAATTCCAATCTGTTTTACCACCTAAAACATTGGTAGCACAATATTCAGTGTCTAATAAATTATTTTTAATAATAGGTATAAAGTTACATATATCTTCCATGTAAGGATAATTACCAAAACTAATTTGAACAGGTCTTAAATAACTCACCGTTAAAGAAGAAGAGTTAGGTAATAATTTATTTTCTGATTTTAATTTTATCATTTTATTACTGCGTCACAATCAAAAACAATATTTAAATTAAAACGTAAAACATTGTTTGTAGGACCAACTCCTTTGTGTTTAATATTACTAGGAAATAGTTTTGCCTCTCCTTCTACATCTTTATAAAAAGTATCCGCTATCTGTATTCCTCCATCAGTATCATGAATGCTATATAAGATAGAATAATTTTTAGGGTTCTCAGAATCAGTATGAAAGTTTCCTGTAGATGATTTATTGTAGTAGTTCCAATTAAACCTAACAGGTTTAGGATTTATAAATTTTTTACTGGTTTCAATTACATGATAAAAAATAACCTGAGCCCAAGTATTAAGTTTTACATTTTCATCAAAATGCTCTGTTCGATGATAGCTTCTCATATTCCATCCAAAATCTTTATCTACATCATTTAATAACATTGAGACATAAATATCTCTAGGGCCTTTATCAAAAGCTAATCTCCATCTACAAGAATTACAAAGCTCCTCTAGTATTAGTTTATTAATTGCTTTCGGCAATATATTGCTATATGTTTCTATCATTATATTGATACTTTCATTCTCTATAAAACTATTATATATGTTGTTATATGCTACAAAAGATAGGATTTCAACCCGGTATTAACAAACAAATTACAGACACAGGGGCAGAGGGCCAATGGGTAGACTGTGATAATGTGCGTTTTAGGTATGGTATACCAGAGAAAATAGGTGGTTGGAATCAACTAGGGACTCAAAACGAAAACGAGCTCACAGGAGCTGGAAGAGGTCTTCATCACTACGTTAACAGTTTAGGGAGAAGATACGCTATTATAGGGACAAATAGAATTTTATATGCTTATTCTGGGGGTGTGTTTTATGACATACATCCTATTGAAACGACAAGCACGCTTACAAACGCATTTAGCACTACTAATGGATCAGCAACGGTTACAATAACCTTTGCTGTTGCTCATAATGCAGCTCCTGGAGATATACTTCTTTTAGATAATTTTACAGCAATCACTAATTCTAATTTTAGTGCTTCAGATTTTGATAATAAAAAATTTATGGTTGCAAGCGCACCAACGACAACCACTCTTACAATTACAATGCCCTCCAATGAAACAGGGTCTGGAGCAACAACATCTGGAGGTATTAGAATACAAAAATATTATACTGTTGGTGCAGCGGTACAGGCAAAAGGTTTTGGGTGGGGATTAGGATCTTGGGGAGGTGAAGATACTTCTGCAATTACCACAACTTTAAATGGAGCCTTATTAGATGATGCTAACGGTACAGGTGGATCAGGAACTTCTATTACATTAACTAGCACAACAAACTTTCCTGATTCAGGAACAAATTTTATTCAAGTTGGAAATGAAGAAATATCTTACACAGGTATTTCTGGAAATAATTTAACTGGTATAACAAGAGCTGTTAGAAACTCTACTCGATCTTCACACTCAAATGGTGCAACAGTAACTAACTCATCTGATTATGTTGCATGGGGTGAAGCTGCATCAGGAGACTTGGTCCTCGAACCAGGGATGTGGTCTATAGATAACTTTGGTGATAAGGCTATCTGTTTAATTCATGACGGTGCTGTATTTCAATGGGACTCTTCATTAACAACAGCTACAGATACAAGAGCAACAATCATAACCGGTGCACCAACAGCATCTAGACATATGGTTGTATCGACACCCGATCGTCACTTAGTATTCTTTGGAACAGAAACAACTATCGGAAATAAGTCAACACAAGATGACATGTTTATTAGATTCTCTGACCAAGAGGATATAAATACTTATACACCAACAGCAACCAATACAGCTGGTACACAAAGACTAGCTGATGGATCACAGATTAGAGGAGCAATCAGAGGTAGAGATGCAATCTATGTTTGGACTGATACAGCGTTATTCACGCAACGTTTTGTTGGTCAACCTTTTACGTTTGCCTTTTCACAAGTTGGAACTAACTGTGGACTTGTTGGACAGAACGCATGTGTTGAAGTTGATGGTTCTGCATATTGGATGTCAGAGAATGGTTTCTTTAGATATGCTGGTAAACTAGAATCACTAGCTTGTTTAGTAGAAGATC